AAAAGAATTGACCCGTCATGGGTTGCAAATCGAAATGAAGCTAAGCGAAAACCTAACCCTAAGGGAGGCTGTGAAGTCAGACACAGCGACCCGCCTTGGAATAAAAAACGAGCCTGATCAGTGGGAGATAAACAACCTGATAGCTATTGCTCAGAACGTGTTTCAACCTATGCGAGATCACTTCGGTATACCTATCGGGGTAACCTCTGGCTATAGATGTAAAGCATTAAATACAGCTATCGGGGGAAGTAAATACTCTCAGCATATGATTGGGGAGGCACTCGATATAGACGCGCATATGTGTGGTGGGGTTACAAATAAGGAGCTCTTTAATTACATCAAAGACAACCTTGATTGGGACCAAATGATCTGGGAGTTCGGAGACGAAGAAGAGCCAGACTGGATCCATATCTCTTACAAAGAAGCAGGCAAGAATAGAAAACAGCTTAGAAGCGCTCACCGAGACGAAAAAGGAGTCTATTATAAGAATATGTAATGGCAAAGCAATTACACAATTTTGCACCTGAGAAAAACAAAGTTTCTCGACCAGGAGTGCACGCTAAAACAAAGACGTCAAGAAATAAGCGTAGTAAAAACTACAAGAAAGCCTATAAAGGACAGGGCAGATAAAATTTACTATCTTTGGGGTATGTTAGGATTAGGACAAAGCTTATCAAGAGTAGGAACCCCCTTAGGGGATCCTGCTTTTAGCGCTACTTTTAATTTCGATTCTAGCACAGAAGGTTTTCTTTCTATAGGTAACTCTCAATTAACTTTAGATCAAACCGATTTTGACTCTAATGCTGTTTTAAGGTGTACAGACAATAGCGCCGTAGGAAATGCATTCCTGATTGGAGCTAATTTATCTACAAACTCAGTAACAAGTTCATCATGGACTAGCCCCACCTCCACTCCAGTTTATGCTAGAATTAGATTTTATGTTCCATCTTCAAACAGCGGTATAGTAGGTATACAAAAAGGTGGTTTCGCTGGAAGTTACGTTTCTAACGGTTCCGTGTCTGGCACAGATCAATGGCTTACATGGACCTGGACAACGAACACGAACACATTCAACGTAGACACTATAATAGTTTTTTTTGAAACTACCGATGTAGAAGGGACTGGAGATGTTGTGTACATAGACAGGTTTGATGTTTCCCTTGACCCTCTCGTTTAAAGTGAGTTATAAAATCTTTGTACGGCCAACCTACCCTTCTGAGATAACGCATATCGCACCCTGTAGTTAAATTTTGTCTCGTCACGAAATAAATGATCTTCTCTCGTTTGAGAAGGCGTAAGCTTATCAAAGTGTTTGTATAGGTAACCAGAAGCAACCAGTGGGTATATCATTCTGTCGGCTAGGTTCTTTTTGTACATACCGTAATTCTCTGCTACCCACGATATAGTAAAAAATTCTAGATCATATAAGAAAAGCATTAAGTTAAGATACGACCTGGTGAGGTCTGGATTGCTATCCAGGAAGCTGTCCGTTGCACTGCGTAGGTTTTTTAAGTAATTGCTCTTTACATATTTAGTTGGAAGTTTTGACACCTCTCTAAATAGCTTTGTTTTTTTAACTGTTGACCTAGGCATCTTAATTGTTTCGTATATTTGAGTTAAACAAATTTACACCATGAACCCAAAAGATACCCTTTTCTTTGCTGAAATGTATTCTCTCGTTAAAAAAATGGAGGAGACCATTGACGAGTTCGAAATGAAAGAAAGAGTTCTTGCGTCAATTGTTGTGGGAGTAATCGACTTGAATGCAGTAGAATTTGGAGATGAAGAGGCCGAGATGAAAGCTATGTATAGCTTCAACCTCCAGGACCGCTCAGAACTAGAAACAGTAAAAGAGGTTATGGATAATGCATATCAAGAAGAAAACACCGATCTTAATGACCTCTTGGGCGAGCTGGGCATATCCTTGAATTAATGGAGGGACTTATTAGAAAGATTGTGGTCGGCACAGACCCTAAAAACGGCATGGCCTATTATGTGGGCATGAAGGCTGGTGCAGGACAAGTCACGGCTATTGTTGAAGATGGTAAATATCTTCATAGATTTGCAAAACAAAGGTATCTTGTCTATATAGAGAACAACGAAGGAACCGCGCTCTGGAAAGCCATCGATGAAATGCCTTGCGTCCTTGAATTTGACTTAAATTTTTAATTAATGAAAACCTTTGATTTGTTTGTTGTTAAGCTAGAGAAAAAGCTAAACGACAGCATAACCACGGAGAGTGGATTAGAGCTTTATATAGATACTAGATTTAATGAGTTTGAAAACAGAACCACGGAAGGCCCAGTTGTTGCGGTCCCGTTTAAATACGATCATGGAGTCGAGGTGGGTGACACTCTTTACTTCCATCATCTTGTTGTTGTTAACGATGGCCAGCCTCTTACTGGTGAGGATGATCACTATGTTGTACGGTACGATCCTAATCATACCATTAATAACCAGGCTATTGCTTACAAGTCTGCAAAGACTGGGAGGTTACATCCTCTGGCGGGCTGGTCACTTCTCGAACGAGTGGAAGAAAAACAAGAGGAAGAGTCTGGTGTTCTCGACGTTATTAGACTTAAGGAGAAGCCTGTCACGAAAGGGGTGGTCTCTTTTAAAGCGGCTTGGCTTGAAGAACTTGGTGTAAAGCCAGGAGACGTGGTTGGCTTCAAGGAAAACCGAGACTACAGAATCAAAATCGACGGGAAGGAATATTACCGTACCCGCGCAGAAGATTTGATGTATGTCGAGAGGTAAAAGGTTTACTACAATAAGCGCCGCCGAAAGGCTTATGAATAGTATGGAGATCGCTATCGATAATATGATCGAAGAGATTAAAAAGCCTGTTGATCCTGAGGCTGGTGGCTCTTCTAGAAAGGCTGAGCTCCAATCCATAAAGCAAACAGCTATTGACTGCAAAGAGCTTTTGGTGGAGCGCCAGAGGCTAGAACAAATGGTTAAAGAACTCAAAAGTAATGGAGAAATCGAACAACAAAAAGACTACTCAGGTGGATTCGCAGAGCGTTTCTCTAAATAAACCCAGCGGGCTTATTTACTGGGAAGACTATAACTTTGACAATCAAGACAATACAGCGGGTTACCTAAAGGTAAATATATGCACCCGTAGCTCAGCTGGATAGAGCATCTGCCTTCTAAGCAGACGGTCACAGGTTCGAATCCTGTCGGGTGTACCAATTAAATTAAAAAAAATGCCAGATCTAATTTGCAAAAAATGTAAGGCTGAAAAGTCGGTTCAGACCTTAAGCGTGAAGTTTAGAAACGGGGATGTCTATTATCCTGAAGGTCAGTGCGATTGCGGTAATCAAATGGAGCTAAAAAACCCTAAAAAAGGAGTTCCATCATTGGGGAGAATGAATAGGCATGGCCAGAGTTTTTAATGTCCAGTTTGATAGACATAAAAGGGTATGAGACTAAAGGTATTAAAATCGACCCTAACAGTACAGAGGGAGAGGTTATCGAGCTCCACGGGTTACTCGTTGTCTTACCAAAAAAACCAAAGCGATCTAAAATTCTCTTCCATGACCTCCCAAAGGCAATGCAAATGTGGAAGCGCACAGCTATGCCCGAAGAGCTGCTTAGGATTCGCAGTATGGATGAGTGGCTCGAAAAACCTGCCGAGTTTCGAAAAAAGTTTCATTCTTACATCGAGCAAGAGTTTCAGCGTCGGCGCGACGGTGTATGGTTTTACAATAATGGGGAACCTACGTATATTACAGGGAGGCACTATATGTTTCTTCAATGGTCTAAAATTGATGTCGGATATCCATCATACCTTAATTTCCAAAAAGAAATCTTTCTTCACATGGCTGCGTGCGAGGCTGATCCTCGTTGTTTCGGTCAGTTATATACTAAGTGTCGTCGTTCTGGCTACACTAATATATGTTCTGCTGTGCTTGTGGATGAAGCTAGTCAAGTTAAAGAAAAGCTGCTGGGCATTCAATCAAAAACTGGTAAAGATGCTCAGGAAAACATCTTCATGAAGAAGGTGGTTTTTATTTTTAGGGGTTACCCCTTTTTTTTCAAACCTATTCAGGACGGTACTACGAATCCCCGCATGGAGTTAGCTTTTCGTGAGCCTTCAAAGCGAATCACGAAAAACAACAAAACGTCATTTAAAGGAGATGCTCTGAACACTGTTATCAACTGGAAGAACACCACTAACAATGCGTATGACGGTGAAAAGCTACATATACTGTACCTCGACGAGGCTGGAAAATGGGAAAAGCCCACAGATATCCGTGAAGCCTGGCGCGTTGAACGTACATGCTTGATCGTCGGTAAGCGCATAGTAGGAAAAGCTTTAGTTGGCAGTACGGTAAACCCTATGAACAAGGGCGGAGAGGAGTACAAAGGTTTGTGGTACGATTCTGATCCTAACGACAGAAACAACAACGATAGAACAAGGTCTGGATTGTATCGCATATTCATTCCTGCATACGAAGCGCTAGAAGGGTTTTTTGATCAGCATGGAAACCCCGTTGTTGAGGACCCCGCCCAAACCGTACACATACATGGTGTCATAAAAGGCATCGACGGAGAAGATATTGACTATGGAAGTAAGTCTTACCTTAAGAATGAGCGAAAATCCTTTAAAGACAACCCGTCTGAGCTAAACGAGGTGACCCGTCAGTTTCCGTTTACTGAAGACGAAGCATTTAGAGATAGCATTGAAGGCAGTCTGTTTAACATTGGCAAGATCTACCAACAGATTGAATACAACGAAGAACTATACCCTAACCCCGTGGTGGTGGGCAATTTTACATGGAAGGAAAAGGACAAAGAAGTTGTATTCTCTCCAACCCCTAACGGTAGGTTTAGAGTTAGCTGGATGCCAGACCCCAGCGAAAGAAACGTGGTCCGCCAAGAGCGAGGCAAAAAGGTTCCCCCATTTACCAACTACGGATGTGGAGGGGTCGACTCTTACGACTTGGATGCCACGGTAGACGGCAGAGGATCGAAAGGGGCGCTACACATGTATAATAAGTTTAGCCTGAATCGTCCTTCAAAAATGTTCGTAGTAGAGTATGCTTCGCGGCCAGACCTAGCAAGCATATTCTATGAGGATGTATTGATGTGTGCTTTTTTTTACGGCTACCCATTACTTATAGAAAACAATAAGTACGGTATCGCAAGATACTTTGAATCAAGAGGTTATGACGGCTACTTAATGGATCGCCCAAAGCACTTAATGAGCTCGTCATCTCACGTCAACGTAAAGACAAAGGGTATTCCTTCAAACTCTCAAGATGTTATACAGTCTCACGCTCAGGCTATCGAGAAGTACATTCATGAAAGCGTTGGAGTCAATCACGAGACAGGGGAGACGGGGAACATGTACTTTAATAAAACCCTTGAGGACTGGATAGGCTTCAAGATCGACAAAAGAACTAAGTTTGACCTGACGATAAGCTCAGGATTGGCTTTGCTTGCGGCTCAAAAAACAAAAGAAAAGCCTAGAGTTGATTTCAACGAAAAGGTGTTTTTTAGAAAATATAAGGTCTAGGATGTATTTGCTATATTTGCAGAATATGCGTAGAGCGACCATAAAACATGCACAACACCAACAACAAACGTAAAAGCTCTTTTCCAGACCCTTTGGCCACCACCGATGTAAAACAATCAAAGGCATATGGGTTGGAGTACGCTAAGGCAATCGAATCCCAGTGGGGTAAAATTACTCAGGCTACTTCGCTTTACGGAAAGAGAAATAAAATCTTTGAAAGAAACAGAGATTATGCTAATGGTACGCAGGAAACAAGTATTTACAAGAAGCTTTTAGGGTCCCTAAACCCAAACGACGGCGACGGAACTTTGTTGAACCTGGACTATACTCCAGTTCCCATTCTTCCTAAGTTTGTTAGAATAGTGGCGAATAAAATACTATCTAGGGAGCCATACCCGAATCTAGAGGCCGTAGACCCTTTATCCTCTTCAGAAAAGAACAACAAGAAGCGCAGAATTGAGCTTCAAATTGAGGCAAAAAAAACACTCCAAGAGTTAAAGAAAAGCACTGGGGTTGTAATTGACGAAGACCCTGATAATCTTCCAGATTCTCTTGAGGAGGCGGAAATTCTAATAGGTACCAACATTAAAACCGACGCTGAGATTGCCGCTCAGATAGGCACCAACATGACGCTTTCCTGGAACAGCTTTAATGATAATGTGTTTAGGCGATGTGTGCACGATTTGGTCTCTCTAGGTATAGCTGTAGCAAAACGATCAAACGACCCCAATGAGGGTATTAAAACAGAATACATTGATCCCTGTAGGTTTATCCATAGTTACACGGAGGATCCAGGTCTTAACGATCTTACTTATGCTGGGCATATAAAAACCATAACAATAGAAGAACTTAAAAGGATTGCTGGCCATGAGCTTTCGGAAGAGGATTTTGAAAAAATTGCGAAAGCCGTAAAAAACAGAGACGGAAACGATTCTGGCTCGTTCAACAGCCACTCTTATAATAAACGGATGATGCGTCAAGAATACGGGTACGACGAGTACATGGTTGACGTGCTGGATTTTGAGTTTCTTTCGGTTGATTGCATATATTTCGAAGAAAAGCAAAACAAATACGGGAAAACAAACTTCTTTATGAAGGGCTTTTTAATGGACAACGTTAAAGGAAACGTGTTTAATGAAGAGGCCAGCATGATGGATGTTACAACCGTTTATAAAGGTAGTTACGTTCTCGATAGCGGTTGTGACATTTTGTTTAACTACGGTATGTGCACAAACATACCTAAAAACATTCACGATCTTTCAAAAGCTCGGATGTCTTACTCTCCTGTGGCAACCAACATTCGCGGAATGATACCGAAGTCAATGGTAGATAGCTGCACTGGGTTTGCCGACATGCTTCAGCTTACCCACTTAAAGATCCAGCAGTCTATAGCAAAAGCCAAGCCTGACGGTTTAATTATTGATATTGAGGGTTTGGAGAATGTGCAACTCGGAAAGGGCGGAGAGCTTCAACCTTTGGACCTGCATGATATTTATGAGCAAACGGGCGTCTTTTATTATAGAAGTAAAAACCCAGAAGGAGGATTTCAGAACCCTCCCGTGCGAGAGATAGGAAATAGCATCCGAAATATTAACGAGCTAATTGGTCTTTACAATCATTACCTCCGTATGATCCGTGATACAACGGGTATTAACGAGATGATGGACGCATCAACGCCAAAAGGCGACACACTTGTTGGCGTCCAGCAGAACGCTATTGCCGCTGGCAACAACGCTATATATGATATAACCAATGCCTCTATGATTATATTCAAAAAGGTTTGCGAGGATATCGTAAAGTGTATTCAAATCTTACCCATGGAGTCTGTTCTTTTTCAAGTTTATGAAAACGCTATCGGAAAAGAAAATATGGCGGTGCTTTCCTCTTTTAGAGACTTGCCTATGTATAATTTTGGCGTTCAGGTTGTTAAAGAAATGGAGGATAAGGATAGGTCATACCTAGAGCAAAACATACAAATGTCCCTTCAGCAGAAAGAAATAGATATTGAAGACGCTATTGCTATTAGGGGGATGAAGGACATTAACCAGGCCGAGCGCCTGCTTATTCTTCGAAGGAATAAAAGATTGAAGAAGATGCAAGAGTCTGCCGCTCAAAACTCTCAACTTCAAAAACAGCAAGCTCAAGAGGCCGCTCAGTTTGCCTCTCAGGTAAAGATTCAGGAAATGCAGATGGAGTCGGAGATGGAATTAAAAAAGATGCAACTTAAGAGCCAGATGGAGGCTCAGCTAGAGCAAGTAAGGCATCAATTTAGAAAAGAAATTGAACTGATTAAGGCGCAGGCTACGCTTGGCTTTAAAACAGAGGATCAAGAATTTAAGGAAAAACTTGAAGTCCTTAAAGAGAACAGGAAAGACGAAAGGGTGGAAAAACAAGCTTCTGAGCAAAGCAAACTGCTTTCTCAGCGCCAAGGCAAGCGAGGTGAGCTAGCCGATCCTGGTGACAGCGTAGACAATATTGTAAACTCATTACTGGATTAAAATGGCAACAAAAGCTAATTTAGATGTAGCTGAAAAGCTAGATATTACTTGCAGAAAAGGCGATACGTTTGAGCTTTCTTTAAATTTCAAAGATAGCGCTGGAAGCAACATCGCCCTGTTGACTGATCAGTATGATTTCTTTATGCAGGTTCGATCCCCTAAAAAAACAGCAAACACAAGGGGGGCACTCATAGCTGGGACTCTCTCGAAAGGAGATCAAGCAAAAGGTACCGACAATTCTGGCAACGTAGGCTTTGTTTTTGAAGATATTGACAATAGCGGGAACGTAACCGTAAGGGCTACAGCTGATACTATGGCTAATTTCCCATCTGGAAGATACACTTACGACTTACAGTATACCGTAAACAATAAGACCACTACGGTCCTCAAGGGCAGCTTTACTGTAAACGATGATATCACTGCGTAATGGCAAAGCTCACGGTCAGCTTAGAAAGAGGCGAGCGTGGCGCCACTGGACCGCAGGGACCCCAAGGTGACAAGGGAGATACTGGGAATACAGGCGCTACAGGCCCGCAGGGCACTCAGGGGGTCCAAGGTATCCAAGGCCCAGCTGGAGATATCTCGACCTCTAATACAGACAACCTCACAGAGGGCTCGTCAAATCTGTACTACACAGACTCCAGGGTAGAGAACCATTCAGCGGTAGCGGCTAACACAGCGAAGGTTGGTATTACCGCGCAACAAGCCTCAGATATTACATCGAACAATGCTAAAATTAGTTATACCGATGCCAGCGCGGTTGCAGCCAACACAGCCAAAGAGGGGTACACAAACGCTAAGGCTGACGCTCGAATAGCAGCGGCCAGTATAGATGATCTGTCTGATGTAGACACCAGCACTGCTGCTCCTACTGATGGCCAGGCTTTGGTATGGAACAACGCTGACAGCGAGTGGGAGCCAGGAGATGTAGGGATTGATGGTATTTCATCTTCTTATGTAGATACCGAAGACCCAAGGAATTGGTTGGCAAGAAGCGAGCAGATTATTGGTGTAGGGTCTTTTGGCACAAGCGGTGTTGAGATTGCGTTTGGTGAAGGACACCCAAGAGATTTGTTTTTTAAGCCAGATGGGACCAGGCTGTTTATGGTTGGTAATGGCCGCGACGACATTCAGTCTGTAGATTTACCTACAGCCTGGGATTTAAGCTCTATTGCATCTACGGCAACAGTGACCAGTGTAGACCTTGCTGGATCTGCGGCTATTGGTGGCGCAGGGTTTGAAGGGGCATTGTACGGTATGCACGTTGCTAATGATCCTAACGACACGGCTACCTATGGAAAGAAGTTCTTTGTATCTGGTGATTCTAGAGATGAGGTTCAGGAATATACCTGCACCACGGCTTGGGATCTGTCTACTATGTCCGCTGACGCAACCGCTTATCTAAGGTTGTCGTCTACCCCTCACGGGAACAGCGTGTATTCGGTTACGTTTAATCCTGACGGCACTATTATGTATGTCGGAAGAGCTGGCAACCCTAACACGTTTTCACATTTTGACTTATCTACGGCCTGGGATTTATCTACAGCTGTTTATAACTCGTCTAAGTCAACTAATATTAGTGTTAGCGAGGCTAGTTATGGAAATAATGAAGGATATGTAATAAACGTTTGTTTCAATACAGACGGAACAAAAGCTTATTTTACAGGAAGAACGAGACACGACCTTCACACTACGACGCTTTCTACGGCTTGGGATCTGTCTACGTATACTGACGACGGTATTCCTTTGCATCTTGATACGGGATACGTAGAGCAAGCTTTTAGCACAACCTACCCTAGTTGGAATCAGGAAAACTTTGCATGGCCTTCTGGTCTTTTCAATACCCCAGACTATCTATTTATATTATTCAACACTAATGACCAGATAATTCGTTTAGACAAGAAGTATTACGAACTTAGCCTTGAGAGCAGAGTTAACAACAAGGCTGTTTTTCAGAAAGGGCTTAGGTCTTACGGTGAGGTAGAGGTTATAGGGACGATTGAATCTTCTGGCTTCAGGACGGGCGGTAACGCATATTTCAGTGGGGCCATGAACTGGAGTGGCTTCAATTCTGGCCCAGGCGTTACAAAAAATAATACGCTCTTTTTGGGGACGGGCATGGGGAATTTGGCTTTTGTGAACTCTGGTCAACCTTCAGGTTACGATAACGCTACTAGCAAAGACGTAAACAACACTACTGCTGGGACGTGGATTTTTCCTTCTGACTTAACTGGAGCTAACAATATCGTCCTGCCAGCACTTTCTGGTAACGTACTCCTAGATACAACCCCTAATCTTTATCATAATAAATTTAATTCTGACGCTGAGTCAAAGGTTACTGGTGCTACAGAGGATATAGAATACTACTACACAGCTAGAGCTGACGGTCAAGGACAGTTTCAAAGGACGCTTGGAGTTCTTCCAACCTCAGGTCAAACCCTAACCAGAACCAGCTATTACTCTGATAAGGCTTTCGCGGACCCAGACACAGCATCTGATTGGACGCAGGGGACGGCCTATACGTCCACCAGTCTCGCGTCTTCTATATCTCAGTCTGCTGACACTATTTTAAATGTTCAGTCTACTGGTACGCCTCCTCTTTCAACCAAAATTGTTATCTCTAACTACCTTGCTTCATCAGGCTTTGTTAGCGGAGATGCAGACGGGTTTGGAGGTACATCCGTGGCCTACAGCCTTCGATTGGTTAATCACACCTATGGTGGCGCGGCCATAAGGGTTGTAAACGATAGCGACGTAGAGGCTGATATAGGGTTTGATTCTAATTACGAACTCGACACTACAGCCCTTTTGACTCACTGTGGTAGCGGCGATGGGTACCTAGTGAAGTGGTATGATCAGGTTCAAGGCGGCTCTACTGGTGATGGTAACGACGCTACGTGGTATGACAATGCTAGTTACTCTAGCAGAAAGCCAAAGATTGTGTCCGCTGGATCTGTATTAACGGATAACGGAAAGCCCTGTGTTGAAACCATAGACGCCACCATGATTATGGATAGCGAGTTCTCTGCTTCTGCTGAATACGATGTTTGGCTGGTTTGTCAGAAAACCACAACAAACACTAACCACGGTATGATTTTAGGCACCCAGGTGGGCCAAGACAACAGACTCTGGTTTAGGACTAATTTGAACTGGCAAATCAACGGGGGGGCAAATGAGCAGGGCGGTTATAGCACCTTTGGAACGGTTGGACAAATGATATTCAACGCCAGAAGAGACTCATCAAACATAAATACTGCTCAGAGAAACGATGTGGTTGGTAATCATAACTACAACAGAAGTGGAGCGTTTAGGTCTGGCTATATTCTGAACGCTTGGAACAACATTCAATACACTTTTGATGGTAACGTACAGGAGATCATTATGCTTGACGGTGACAAGTCTTCTGAGCGCTCTGCTATTCTATCTAACTTGAACACGTATTACAGCGTTTACTAATGGCACTAACTTTTGACGGAGATACAACGCAGGTAACGATAACCCCAGAGAGGAGGTCCTCTATTGTGGTTACGAAGCCGTCTGACATTTCTATAGATGTCATGACTGCTAATGCGTTGGTGCGAACAATTACGCAGTCTCTCGTCAACAACACGGTAAACGTATCTGTCCCCTCCCCTACGTCTATGACGGTTACGAAGCCGTCAGGCATCACGGTTGAGGTTCTTGAGAAAGGCAGTAGAGGGGAGAAAGGAGAGAAAGGAGATGCGGGCGCAGGGTTCCCAGCTGGAGGAACGGCTGGTCAGTATATGACCAAGACGTCAGACGCTGACTACGACGCTACATGGACCTCAGTCACTGGGAGCGGCCTATTCAATGTAATTGAAGACACAACACCTCAGTTAGGTGGAAACCTTGACGTGCAGTCGAGGTCTTTGTTTACTAGCATTACAGATGAGGACATCACAATAACACCGAACGGAACAGGCAGTGTGAATCTTGACGGAACCATAAAATTCAGGAGGTTTAGCACACCACCAACAGCCTTTGAAGGTGGTATGTATGCAGACGATCAAGACAACTTGTTTTTTGGTGTTAGTGACTCATAATAAAAATCATTATCTTTACAAAAAAAAAATAGATGGCAACTTGGAAAAAGGTCCTTACCGAAGCGGACAAAGCTACAGATGGAGCAGGCGGCATTGCTAACGGAGAAACTGGATTAGCAACTGGTAATGCTGTATTTGACTATATTGTAGCTCAGAATTTTGGTAGCGGTTCAGGTGATATCACCGACGTTACTGTAACGGCTGATGACACAAACACGGTAGGCGCCGCCACTGGGGATGCATCGTTCACGATTGCTGGTGGTGAAGGAATTTCCACTTCTGCTGCTGGGTCTACTCTTACGATCGCCTCTGAAGACTCTACTGCCTCAAACAAAGGGGCTGTAATTGTAGCTGCTGGTGAGGGAATTGACGTGTCCTACTCTTCTGGTACAGCTACAGTATCTGGTGAAGACGCAACCGTATCAAATAAAGGTATCGCAAGTTTTGCCACCGCAGACTTTGCTGTGACCTCTGGAGCCGTAACGATCAAAGCCTTGGGTGTTTCTAACGCTCAGCTAGCTGGTTCAATTGCAAATGCAAAGCTTGCTAACAGCACGATTAGTGGGGTATCACTTGGTGGTACTCTAGGCAACCTTAGAGGAACCAATGAGGGAGGTATTTCTATGACCACCTATAACGGTTCTGCCGCTGTTGCAGATGTTGAAATTGACATTAACGGAATGGGCGTTGTCTCTGCGACTGCAAGCACAGACACTATGGTAATATACGATGCGTCTGCAACAGCTCATAAAAAGTTGAGCATTTCTGCGCTTCAGTCTTATATGCAGGGCAATCTTTCGTTTACAACTAACACGGACTCAAACGTAAGTAAGGCCAACCTCACGACTGTTCTTGCTTCATACAATGGTAGCGACACTTTAAATATTGGTGATTCAGGCGATGATACCACGGTTGTTATTCGTGGTAACCTTCAGGTAGATGGAACCACTACCACCGTTAATTCAAGTACACTAACGGTTGATGATCATATCATTACAGCCGCTTCTGGTAGCGCTGACGCAGCTACTGCTGGTACTGCTGGTCTTGAGATAGACACATCAAATGGCACACAGCTCCCATTCGTAGGGTTTGTTGATGGTGCGGGGCTAACCGAAATGGTTGTTAAAGCAGAGGGCAACACAACTGCTTTTCCTATCGCCATTATGGAATTTGACGCGGTAAGTGGTGCTCCAGGATCAGGCGATAATGCAGGTGGTGTTGGCTCATTTCACTTCAACACAGCAGATGATGAGCTGTACATTAGAACAGCTTGATGAGTAAATTGGCTAACCCTAAACCCAGGGACTTTACTAGTCAAGAGCTGAATGATCAAGAGTTGAGGTACATACTTACCTTAATCTCTACATCTAAGTTTGACGGTAAGGATGTTTTCGTCGTGGCGGACATCGTAGATAAATTGAATAAAAAAATAGAATTTAATCACAATGAAGTTAGGAGTAAACGAGGTTAGCTTTATACATCAGGCGGTTATGTCTGTTAGCATAAAGGGTAGTGACGCGGTTCAGGTGGCTGGACTAATCGAAAAGTTAGAAAAAGAATTTACACGTCTACAAAAGTTAGAGTCAAAGAAAGATGGCAACGTGGAAGAAGGTAATAGCTGATGGATCAAGCCTGACAGATATTGGTACGCCAGCATCTGACGACAAGATCTTGATTCAAGATACTTCCGACAGCGATACTGTTAAGTATGTTGACTTTGGGGATATTGGCGGCGGCTCAAGCGATGTGGTGGATGATACAACGCCACAGCTTGGAGGCAACCTGGATTTGAACAGCAACGATATCACGGGCACTGGCAACGTGAACATCACTGGAGGAGTAACCGCCAGCGGAAATGGCAACCTGGGCGGCCTCGTTTTAGGAACAACTGGCATGCTAAGCCTGGGCGCGATCCAGGCAACAAACATCTCTGGCAATGGGAATGGATCATTCTCTGGCACCTTAACAGTTGGAGGTGATGCCACCTTCAGCTCGAATCTATTCGCAAGTGGCCTGCAATTCGTAGGCAATGGAACCAATACGATCCATCCAGCCAACACTGGAGGCACGCAAACTGATTTGCAGATTGAGAGCAATGGCAATGTAACGATCGTGCTTGATGATGATGATGATGAAACGGATCAAGCTTTCAAGATCCAGAGCGGGGATGGCACCGTGATTTTCCAGGTAAATGAAAGCGGAGTAACGAGCGGGCTTCTGACCTCAGCTACACCAACGATCAGCACAATCATCGACTTCGAGAGCTCGCAAACTAGCACGATCACCGTAAGCAATTACGATAGCGATACCACATACGCTGTGAAGCTCTACAACAGCAGCAATGCTCTGCAAAGCCACACGATCACGAACAACAATAATGGAACATGGACGATAGCTAGTGGCTTGTCACCTGCTGCTGGCTACTATGTAACAATCCAAGCACAAAAGATTGGTGAGTTCATAAGCGCTCTTGCTACTTCAAACACGTTCGAATCACAAGCCGCTCAAACGCAGATGAGATATTGGCGACTACAAATGACCAATGCAAGCAAAACCCCAGTAAACGGGCATGTAGCGTTAGGCGATTTCCGACTGTACACAGCTACGGGCGGGGGTGGTACTGCGTACCCTTCGAACATGACAAGTGAAACAACCCCGTCACCCTATGTTGTCACAAAGGGGTATCAATATTCATCAACTTATCCAGCATGGAAAGCGATGGATGGAAGTGGCTCATCATCCAGTTCAATGTGGTGGACATTAAGTATATCAGCAGCCGCAGACAATTGGATTCAAATTGACCTTGGCAGCAGCATCGATTTCGGCAGTGGGGAGTGCCAAATCACAACGAGCGGGAACTGGACAAATGCTAACTATGCCGTTTTGTATGGAAGCAATACAGGCGATTTTACAGGGGAAGAGCGGGAAATGGCATTTTTCCAAAACATAGATAAAGCTGGAGAGTCTGGTGGAACTTTTACAACTTATACTGAGTCAATATCATGACCCTGACGGAAGGAGCAACAAACGAGATAAACTCTCGATGGCCTGAGCACAAGCAGCGCAACTGTTCCTTGATGCCTGATATATACGGTCGTGAATACACGGAGAATATGTCGATAGGGATACAGATTGTAAGAGATAGGTACCACCAATTAAAGGGTAACGGCGCTACCTCCTGGAGCACTACCCAAGCGACGAGGGATTTGCTTGACAAGTTGGCTGGAATCTGACTGTTTTTGTTTTTATTATCTTTGCTTTATGGCCGAAGATGTAAAAAAGAAACTTAAGCGGTTTGGGCTGTCTGGACTGAATAAACCTAAGCGCTCAACCAGCGGAGGCAAGTCACATATCGTGGCTACACGCTGTGATGGTAAAATTAAAATTATTCGCTTTGGTCAGGCGGGCGTTAAAACAAACCAAACGGCAGGACAGCGCAAGGCTTTTAAGAGTCGTCACGCTAAAAACATAGTTAAGGGTAAGTGCAGCGCCGCTTATTGGGCAAACAAAGTGAAATGGTCTCCAAGCAAGACTAAATCTCCAAGCAAGAAATGGGTTAAAGGATCATGAATGCTGTCAAGTACAATAAAGGCGGCAAACTCAAAGTTAGCTCTGCCACGAAGTCTGTTCCTGCACCTGCTGGTTTTCACTGGATGGTGGATAGGGGTAGATACTTCCTTATGAAAGGAGATTATGCTCCACACCCTAGTGCCGTTAAGGAGGCTAAATTTAAGCTTGTCAGTCATGGTAGTAAAGAAGCTTAAGAAGGGGGGTACCCTGAAGGACGCTTGTTACTACAAGGTAAAGTCTAGGTACAAAAAGTGGCCTTCCGCTTACGCTTCTGGTGCTTTAGCGAAGTGCAGAAAGGTTGGCGTAAAAAACTGGGGAAATGGCAGTAAGAAAAACTAAGGCTGGCCTGAATTTAAAGCGCTGGTTCAGGGAGGATTGGCAAACAGAGTCTGGCGAGAAGGATACCGATGGGAAACCTAGGACTTTTAGACCTAGAAGAAAGGTTTCTTCAGAAACTCCTACCACTTGGGGTGAGTTAAGCCCAGCCGAGAAAAGAAGAGCTAGAAGAAAGAAAAGGAAAGAGGGCAGAGTTGATAGGTTTAAGATCATCAAAAAGCCTAAAAAATAATTCCTATATTTGCATTCATATAACTAACACAAATGGCTACGACCACTGCAACACTCACACTTTCGAGCGGCGACCTAACTGGTGACGCTCTTGCACTCAATACAACCGCTACTTTAACTAAAGCTGGTGTAACAACTGGGCTAGATCAGACTACTGGGGTGGCTCGGAAGTTTTACGCTAGTGCATCTACTGCTGAAAAATTAATTGATGCCGCTGATTACACGGACGCTAAGGCTCACAAGGTCTACATTAAGAATACCTCAACCACTGCTGCTGAGTACATCACTATTGAGTTGGGAGCAGCTAACCTAAATTTAGGTAGTCTTTACGCTGGTGATTGGGCTTTCTTTCCATGGGATGGAACAAACGATATTGATATAGACACCAGTGCCGTCAACATGACTGTTGAGTACATGGTAATCTTTGAAGCATAATGGCAACAGTACGCGCCTCACTCAGCCTTAACAGCGCTGACGTGCTTACAAGTGCGCTGGCTTTGACCACTGTGGCTAACCTTGCTTGCGACTCTGGCAGTTTAGTCAGAGCTAAGGTAAAAGGTACGGCTGCGGATACGGACGATCTGGTTGTATATAAAGCAAACGATAAAAGCGAAAGAGCTTATATTTATATCAAGAATTTAGAAGGGGAGTTGGAGAATTACATCTACGTAAGAAACGAAACTGAAAGCAACACCGCACTTGTAGCCAAGATTGGAGGAGGTGAATTCGCTTTTATTCCTTTAGCTCCAGACAAGACTTACGAGGTTATTGCAACCAAAGTGGACAGCCTTATTGAGTACGGCGTATTTGGTAATGATAACTCAGCAGTTTCTCTAGCATAAAATAAATAAGACATGGCACATCCTTCAGAAGCTTTACCTAAAAACATGTACATCCTTAACGGGACTAACGATCTTGCACTAACTAATGGACGTCATGTTTTTGCTATATACAACCCAACCGCAGCAGCGGTTACAGTGGATATAACTGGTAGTTTATACACTTATCAGACTGATGCATACAAAGAGCTTTCAACAGAGACAACAGGATTTCCGATTCCTTCTGGAGGAACTCTTTACGGGAGATTCACTAACGTGGAGTCTTCAGCCGCTAACGTAGTTTGCTACGTGGCTTAAATTGAACACAATTAATTAAATATAATGGAACAAAATACAATCGAAGAGATTAGTGGAATGAAGGTCTTCAGTAATCCTGAGGACCTTGCTGCGTCTATGAACAGCACACCAGAACAACCAGCTGTACAGGCTGAAGAGCAACCACAAGCTGAACAGGTAACAACTGAACAGCCTACGGTAGAGGAGACTCCAATGCAAGAAACTCCCGTACAGGAGATGCAGGCGGAGCAACCAACACAAGAGAATGAGGCTCAGCAGGATTTTGCCGAGCCATCATCTGATACAGATTATTCTGAAAGCGAGCTCGAAGAAGCCGTCATGGAGTTCATGAGTGAGCGCCTTGGCAGAGAAATTAGCTCGTTCGACGATTTTAACGTACAAGAAACTAACGCTATCGATGAAAGGGTCGAAGCCATCGCAAGGTTCGTAGAGGAAACGGGCCGTGCACCAGAAGACTGGTTTAGATTTCAGTCATTGAATCCAGAGAGTATGGACGACATGACAGCTATTCGCATTCAAATGTCGAATGAGTATCCTAACTTGTCTTATGATGAATTAAACCTTTTAGTTAATAGTAAGTACAAGATTGACGCAGACCTCCACTCGGAGGAGGAAGTCAGCCTTGCCAAGCTTCAAATGAAGATGGACGGGGATAAAGCTCGAATGAGCATCGAGGATATCCGCAGTGGATATGCCTCCCCAGAAACTGAAAGTGAAGCTTATGAGTCTGTGATTGACGATCAGTGGATTGCAAACATGTCTCAGGAGGTAGATTCCATCGAAGGTCTAGAGTTTGACCTAGGGAATGAAAACACCCTTGAGTTCGGTTTGGACGACGATTATAGAAATCAACTCAAAGACAAACAAACTCGTCTCGATGAGTTTTTCGATTCTTACGTTGGAGAAGACGGAAGCTGGGACTACGACACACTATCATCACATTTAGCTGTCATTGACAACATTGACAGAATTGTAAAGTCCGCTTACACCAAAGGGTTGGGCGACGGACAGAGAACACTTGTGAATACCGCGTCGAACGTTTCTAGTCAGTCTCCTCAGACAGGGAGTCAAAATCAACAATCTGACCCTTTAGCCGCTCAGCTAAAAAACATTATGAGCGGTACTTCAGGTAAGATGACTTTTAACATCTAAAAAATAGAAAATTATGGCTACTACAAATGGAGCTACTACCGATATCGCAGGATACGGTATTAAAACAACACCAGATACATACGCGGCATTGGGCGACATGCTCAACGCGGCTGCTGCTGGTGTAAACGAACTCGGTAAACCCGATGTAAGTGATATGTTGGTCGAAACATACGGCGATCAAGGTATTACTGGATTTTTAAAATTGACTGGCGCTATTACCGCTGCTGGTTCCTCTGACCAGGTTGAATTTTATGAGGTCGGACGCCGACACAAAACTATTGCCTACACTAATGCCGCAAGCATCGTTTCTAACGCAGTAAATATCCCAGAGGCTAACCTAACACACACAACAGGTGGCTCTTCTGTCTCTACCCCAACTGGTAGCGTATTAGAGGCAGGTGATGTCGTTATGGACTCTGTAACTGGGGTTAGATTGATCGTGAAGGATCACAACACAACTCAAGCAGGCGATTACACTTTGATTCGCCTTGACGGAGCAAACGCTGCTGGAACTGCTGAAGTAGACACTTCTAACGGCGGAACCTTTATTGTTTTGGGTAACATGTACGCTCAAGGCAGCAACCAGCCTACTACCTTTAATCAACCAGAGGTAATCAGAAGAATTAATTCTTACGCTATCGTGAAGGACCGATTTGAAGTTGCTGGTTCTCAAGCAACTAACGTTGGTTATGTAGATATCGGAAACGGTGATTACAGATGGTTCATGTATGGTGAGCAAGAAGCTCGTAAGCGATTTATGGACAAGCGTGAGATGACATTGCTCTTCGGTCACTTGAACGACGGCACAAATGATGCTGGAATTGCTGGATCTGACGGATACCTTACTTCACTTGAAGAAAGAGGAATTAACGTAAGCAACGCTAACGCTAACCCACTCGATTCATTTGCTGAATTCGATGACATTATCTTGGAACTCGACAGACAAGGGGCTCCTTCTGAGTACGCTATGTACCTGAACAGAAAGCAAGACTTGGCGATTGACGACATGTTGGCGTCAGGTATCTCTACTGGCGTTACTGCTGGTTTGGCTGGTCAGTTCGGTGCGTTTAACAACGACGCTGACATGGCTGTAAAGCTTGGCTTTAAGTCGTTTACTCGTGGTGGGTATACATTCCACAAGCACGACTGGAAGCTGTTGAACGATCCTACTTTGTTGGGTGCTTCTAACAAGTTCCAAGGTGTTATGTGTCCATTGTCTCAGGTTGCTGACGCACGTTCTGGCATGAAGTCTCCAGCTTTGGAGATGAAGTACAAAGCGGCAAACGGCTACTCTCGTGAGATGGAGCACTGGGTAACTGGTGGTGGTGTATTGGGTCACACAAACAACGGTGATACTGGTGCGGACGTAGCTACGTTCCACTACCGCTCTGAGGTTGCTTTGTTGACTCGTGCTGCTAATCAACACGTTCTCATCAAGGGTTAATTGTTTAATTTTTAAATATTTAGAAACTATGATGAAATTTGTAAAAGGAGACAGCTGGTACTTTCCAGTAGACAACATTCTCGCACTAGACACAAAGAGCGACGCGGATAACGTCAAAATCCATCTTAACGATGAAGACGGAACCGCGACTGATGCAACTCTAACAGCTTCTGGAACAAACTCCGCAGCCGAGGGTTCAGCTTACGCTGAAGCTTTGATTGAGGAGATCAACTTTGGTAAAAAATCCATCATTGATCTTACTGGGGTTTACCAAGAGGCAGACGGGACCGCATTTTCTGTCGCTAAGGCGTAATTAAAATAGCTGCATCGAGGGGGGCGAAAGCTCCCCTCGGTATAGCCTAAACACAACATCATGATTAATACTTTTAGATCAGACAGCGGATTAAGCTTAACTACCGATAATATTTTTCAAATTATTAGTAATAGAATAAGAGCCATTCAAGCCGATGAAACAAATGATGAGGTTGTGATTTTCCTAGAAGAAAAAGATAACTCTCTTACCACAAACAGTGGGACCTCAGAGAGGATCTTTTTAAAGGTTTCCGATGGCAATGCAGCAAATGTGGCTGAGTCTATCATCAATGCTTTAAACGGCTTGCCAATCAACTCTCAGTTGCTTGACAAGTTTGCTAATAAAGGCACTTTGGCAGAGAACGTTATGGGTGTGGAAATACCTACATTCACCTTTGCTTCAACTGCTGTTAGCATTGCCGCTCCTGTTGGACCTACATTAGCAAGCGCTACTGTGGGGGCTAACTTCACTTACACCATTACTAAAGACGCTGACGACACTGTATCTTTAACTAAAACAGGTGTAATTGCAGCCGCTGATGATGCTTTGACGTTTACAGCTGCTGAGATGACAACTGAAGGATTCGCTGCTACAGACGTATGTACTGTAACGGTGTCTCTTTCTGTTCCCGCTCAACCGAGTTCGATTACTACGGTTACGGCTGCGGCAACTCTTACCGCTTAAAGGATAATCACAAGACTACAAGGAAACTGGCCCTACGGGGCCTTTTTCTTTTTACCTATATTTGCAGTAATTAATTTAATTCAATATGAATACCCCAACTAAAAAGGCTCCTGGACGGCCTAAAAAAGTCCAGCCCGATGCTCCAGTAGCTTCTCCTGCCCCAGCCAAAAAGAAGCCCTCTATCAAAAGAAAAGAGCAGGTAAACCTCAACAAGGAGTTTGAGATTCCTAAGAATGGAGGCGTTGTATTTTTACTCCCTCAAAAAGGAGTAACCGTTTACGACAACGACAAGGACACAGTTAGAGAGATTCGATACTGCCCCAACGAGCCTTCTATCTATATAGATGAGCAAAGCCAAAACGCTCGTCGAGAGGCTATCACCTTTCGTGAAGGCAGGATCTTTGTACCTAAAGACAAACCTAATTTGCGTCTTTTCTTAGAAGCTCACCCGCTCAACATGGCAAACGGAGGGCAGCTTTTTAAAGAGGTAAACAAGAAGGTAGAGGCTGAACAAGAGTTGAAGAAAGAGTTCTTGCAAAACGAAGCCATTATGATGGTTCGAGAAAAAAGCATCGAAGAGCTTCTCCCTGTGGCCATTTACTTTAACGTGAATATTGATCAACCAACATCTGAGATTAGGTTTAATCTGCTTCAGATTGCCAAGAAGAAGCCATCTGAGTTTATGGAGGCTTTTGATTCGCCTCAGGTTCAGGTGAGATCTACCGTAAAGCAAGCCGCTGACTATCAAATACTTAACGTTAAAAAAGACGGTGTTTACTGGTTTGACTCCAATGGACTGGTTGTATCTGTACCTGTAGGTCAAGATCCATTAGACGTAATGGTTAGGTTCTGTCTAACGGAGAAAGGGTCTTCCGTTCTATCCTCCCTTGAAGAGAAGCTTGAACGCTTAGCATAAAAGAAAGGTCACCTTCGGGTGGCTTTTTTGTTTTGTATATTTGTTTCATGGACAGAAAATTCTTCTTTTTCCGTAGAGAGCTAGAGTCAGAGACTAGCTCTTCGTTTTCAGATACTGGTGTCGGTCTGAGCACGATTGCAATACCCTCTGAAAATCTGACCTTTATAACGGCAGCAAAAAAAAAGGTTATGTTCACCTTTAGGGATTGTAATGGTTTTGACGAAACCAACTTAATCGAAGGTGAGTCGGTACCCAAGGCAAACATAACAGTCTCTTGTAAGGATGGCGAAGAAGCAAACCTGATCGAAGCGGTTATAAACTTCATGTCTAGAGACACCTCTAAGAACATCATGAGGTTTGACGTGGTAAACAAAGAGTCGACGTTTAAAGAAGCTGTTATGGACAAACTTAATGACGTTACATCTGTGATTCCTGCAACGCCTATTAATACCGCCACGAAGTCTTTATCTAGGGGGGATTCCACGCATGAGACGGCTAACACAATTGACGGCATTTACTACAACGAGTCTAAGCCGATTATTGATATAACGCATGAAGGGTTGAGTTCATTTTCACAGGGGGACGCAGTGAGCCCCACCTGGGTGAATAGTGGTACAGGCGGCACTAGCTATAACTTAAGCGGGCTTAATGGGTCACCTATCGTAATCGATCCAGATGATTCGTCTGGTGAGCAAAGCATGTTTAAAAAGGGTGCAACTCTTGGCTCTACGGACTCATATAGGGTTGGCTCAGCAGGGGTCACCGTTTCTGGAGACTACACCATCTTTGCGGCCTTTAACACAAACGGTATAGCATCTAGCGCTACGTATGGAATTGGAGCTATTTACGGCTCTTCTGATGGAGAATCATTTGGGTTTGGGGCTAGACCACTTCAAGACGGTGTGATTAGCTCCACTAACAACGACTTTAAGACTAGCAGAAACACCTTTGCTGTAAGGCATGATGGGATTACTGGGTACGCGGCGTTCACAGAAACAAACTCTACAGCAGACGGTACAAAGTACTTTGAAATACCCGACTCAGACACATCTTCGATAAACTACAACCCAAACAATGTGTTTATCATCAGGAGAGACTCAAGCTTCAACATGTACCTACACAACAGAGATGGAGACATTATAGCTAGGATACCAGCAAAGACTCCTGCCCTTGATCCTAGCCTTACTGCTTCTTCTCCAGGCAGGACTGACGGAGATCTGGTTATAAACTCTCTGGGAGAGTCAAACAGTCAAATTACATCTGGAAAGGTATTCCTCAACAGGTTTGGTGTAATTACCAGAGACGTGGGTGCTAACGAGGCCGCAAACATCGCCCGCCAGCTGGCCGACCTATACGGCAGAAAATAACAGCCTATTTCTTTTTCGTATATTTGCTCTATGGTTGACATAGTTCAAGTATACAACGCCGTAAAGGATATCGCCAACAAGGAGCAGAAGGGGTTCATCACCCCGCAGGTGTTTAATTCGTTTGCACCTATAGCTCAGATGAATATCTATAACGAGATGTTCAAAGAGCTTATTGATGCTAAGCGTCTCAGCCGTCAAAACTTCGATCCAGGAAGAGATAAGTCGCCTCGAAAGATGGCCTTGGAGGACTTGTCTTTCTACGTCAAAACCGTTGATGTGGGGCAGACCGACGGCGGAGACAATTTTCTGTCTTTTGTTGGGTCAAACAGATTTCAGAAGCCATTAGATCTTTCTAGAATTATATCCATATCCGTTGATTCCGATTTCACTGTAGACGCAGACGGAGACAACAACTTAAATGTGGTTAACTGCGAAATCGTTTACGATGTAGAAAAAATGGACAAAATACTTCTAAGTAACTTGTCCGCTCCTACAGCTAGTTTTCCTGTTGCTTTAGTTACGCAAGGCGATATAGAATTGTTTCCCGCAGACTCAATTCAAAGCGTTCAAATGAGGTACTACGCCAAGCCTACTTCTTTTAACGCTGACGGATCGGTAAGCACTCAGCCTCCTTATTTCGATTACAGCGAAGCTTCTTTTGGTGGGACTACGATCGAGCTTCCAGGCGACGCATCCAGAAACTTTATGTTGCCGCCTCACTACCTTAACGAAGTCGCTTCTGAGATCTTGAAGTTAATAGGCGTTAGACTGAGAGACACAGCTGTGTCGGTTTATTCAACACAAGAAGAAGCATCTGAATAATGGCATTTGATAAAGTACAACTTTCGCAAATAATTAAGGACTTCATTCTCACTTTGGATGGGGACGATTATGCCGCTAATGTTTCTGATTTTGCTATCCGAAACTTTGCGCTTCGTGGTATCAGAGAGATAGGTTTTGATTTGGGAAAGAAGATAAAGTCTCTGAAGAGAACGATTAATGACAACGACACTATTGACCTCCCTGAAGACTATGTGGATTTGGTCAAAATAGGGGTGGTTGACGAAGACGGTATTATCAGGGTTTTTGGTCAAAACAAAAACATCAACTACTCAGAAAAGTACAAGGCAGACAGTACTACAGATGTTTCGGCTGCTGGTCCTTTGGACATTGCCGCAAACATAGTTACAAACACGGAGCCGAGCAAAACTGCTACGGGAGACACCGTTTCTTCTAATGATGAGGGTCTAGATTACTACGTGTTTGAAAACTACCTATACCAAGGCGGTGCTGGAAGGTTGTATGGGGCTGGCGGCGGGCGCCTAGCTGGAGGATATAGAGTAAACCTCGACCAAAACAGAATAGAAATAGAGACAAACAACAATTACTCCGAAGTTGTTATGGAGTACATTGCTGACGAAGCTAGGTCTACGGACCCAGAGGTGCATGTGTATGCAGAGGAAGCCTTGAGATCGTATATGTACTATAAAATTATCGAGCGTAAGTCTTCTGTTCCAGCCTCCGAAAAATCAAGAGCTAGGTCCGAATACTATAACGAAAGAAGAAAGGCAAACGCTAGGCTCAGCAACTTCACTAAGGAGGAAGCTCTTAAGACTGTACGTAAGAACTTTATGCAAGCGCCTAAGTACTAATGCCTATAAATAAAATAACCCCCAGGCAACTCAGTCCAGACACCGACAGCAAATTGGTGTCTAGCACTCTGTTTTTAGATGCGTTAAACATTCACGCTGGTGATCATGAGCAAGGCAACGAAGGCGTTTTAAAAAATATAAAAGGAAACAGTTTAATTTCTTCATACGTCGACCCCACTGATTCCGCCGACGTCACCGAAGCGCTTCCAGACGACGCAAGACTTATAGGAAAGGTGGAGGACACCAGGACTGGAATAGTATATCTCTTTGTGTTTAGTGAAACAGCTCCAAATCAAGGGATTTGGGGGTATGACCCCTACAATAAACTTGAGGGTTCAGCAGAAGGGGGAAACCTAAGGTTAATTTACAAAAGTGCTCAATTCGGATTTAAGCCAAATGGCTTCGTAAAAGCCAACATTGTTTATACAAATGCCTCTAGAACGTTTTCTTCACTCGGAGAGGAGTTCGAAAAAGACGCCATTATATATTTTACCGACGGTGTAAACGAACCAAGAAAGATAAACGCTTACAGGGCTTTTAACGCTAAGAGTCTTATTCATGGGGGCGGTAACCCCAAAGCTGAAGCAGACTTCATTTGTGCATGCCCTAAGACGCCGTTAAAACCTATCACATTTTTGTTTGAGGCGGATACAGAGAGGCTCACAAATAACTTTATAGGAACGCAAGGGTTTCAGTTTGCCTATCAGCACATTTACGTAGACGGAATGGAAACCGCCGTGTCTCCATATTCTGATATCGCCTTCCCTCCATCCGTCTTGGAGCAAGGGGCATCTACATATGTAGACCATAACGAATACAATACGTGTAGGCTCATCATACCCCCCTCTGGGCCTGAGGTGTCGGATGTTCGCATTCTTTGCAGGCAAGGCAACACGGGTAGCTTTCAGGTGGTAGAGCAAATTCAAGCCCAGTCCACTACAATAGAGTACCTTTTTTACAACGATAGATTACTTACTGGGTTTAGCGACAGAGAGATAAACAAACAGTTTGATGGAGTTCCAAGAAGAGCTACAGCTCAGACAGTCAGTTCGAATAGGCTGTTTTATGGCAACTACCTGGACGGGTACGATGACGAGCGCATCACTGATGCGGTGGTGGAGGTAAAATACCACGAAAGAAAAGAAGACTTTAAGTCTTTCAACGTAAAGCTTCAGCCTAGTATAGCTCCTAACGGAGCTGGTAAAACAGCTGCTTTTGTTGTTGATTGCTCTCAACTTCAGGATGAAATTTCAGAAGGTACAATTATCGACATAAAGATTGTTCTGAGTCCAGACAGAAACTGGCATGTTTACAACTTTGATTCTTCTGGTTCGTCTTATCATCAGTCTACACAGGTAGGACCTCAAGACCAGGAGTCTGTAAATACTGTATACAACGGAGCTAACAGTCTAGACTTTTTTCAACAAACGCAAGCTGAGGCAGGAGCTGGGTTTCTATATCCTAATTTTCCTGTTTTTGGGAGCGGGACTGGCCTTGCGGACGGTATTAGCTGGAAAGAGCAAACGGAAGGAGCAACTTTTTCGGATGTTAATTATGGCACCAGTGCGGGTAATCCACTGATAATTCAGGGCGGTGGGGTCACATTTAGCGCCAAGCTTGAAGTAGGTCTCCCAGGCGGTATCACCAACGGAAGGACTGCTATTGCTTCAGCGATAAAAGTAGTCTTTGGTTATGAGGATACAGGTAACGTTTCTCAGGGGAATCCTGAGGTTTTCCAGACGCTGAGGCAACTCGCTTTAGGTAACCTAGGGTTTACCGAAATTGAATCCGTCTACGAGCCAGAGTACAGCTTTAACGTAGGCTTGACTGATGGAGAGATCATAACGCAAGGCGTGGCGCTTCAGGATGATCCCAGCCCAGATAAATCAAGGTTGATTTCGCTTGTCCGCAAGCACGATTCTTCAGCTACACCACTTGGAGCCTTTATTTTAAATAAAGGAACCATTAAAATGAAGGCGTTTGTGGCGGATGAATCCTACATATACGACAATCCCTTGAAAGCGCATATAGGTTTTGCAGTTAATAGCTTAACTGAGCCTGAGTTTTTTACCTGCATTCACGAAACCCCACCCACTACTTCTAGTGGTGCAACCAATTCCCCCGCTGCTTTAAGCTGGGTCGCTATAAAGCAAGACACGATAAGTCTCCCAGAATTCGATATAGACGAATTCTTAAGTAATAAAGGATACTCGTTTCCGAATGGATTTGATAATCAAAACGTTGGATTTGAAGGCGCTTCTGGAACTTCTAACTACATAAATCAAATCGGGTACTTTCAATGGATTGCCGAGGAGGACTTTTTTCTTGAGAGTGACAATCAATGCCTTATGGATGGAGAAGGAGGACCAGGTGGATCTGCCGCAAGGGGCGGAGCTGGCTCTACAAACCCTTACGACGTGGGTTATCTTTACAATCATGGGTCTGTCACTGTAAACTTCACAGAGGTTGTTGACGGAAATTATAATTACAGCCACACAGCATTCTTTGGGGGCACTATAGCTTTATTTCCAACTTTTGACATCCTAAATGATATTCTATCGCAACTGCCTCTGATCAACATTATGACCACCTTTGAAGCAGATGGCATATACCCTTCTCCTGAGCCAGACTCCCAGGATGCAGACCTTATTAGCACTAACAGCCCAAACTTTAAGCGTCTACACCCTTACGTTGAAGTTATAGCTGGGTTTGCTTCAATTCAACCTGAAGGAGGGGGTAACTACAGATCTTTTAAAACTAACGCTACCCACGACTTCGGGGTTGTGTATTACGACCAAAGAGGTAGGCACGGGTTCGTAAACCCCCTTCCGTCCGCGTATGTAAAAGGCTATGGAGATAGACCCGCAGGAAGCGAAGGGAGGGCAGAAGTAGAAATAAAGCTCAACAATGAGCCACCATCTTGGGCGCACAACTACAAGATCGTATACGCTAAGAACACCACGGTAAAAGATTTTATACAGTACTCTGCGGGGGGTGCATTTATCGCTAGAGACGAAGAAGAGCAATCAATCCAGGAGGGAAACACTAATTTATATGTTTCTTTAAATTACCTTCAGGGTCATCCCATATCCTATGCCTCTTCGTTTGGAGCTAGAACACCCATTGGAGGAATAAACTTTTATAAATTTGAAGAGGGCGACAAGTTAAGGGTAATTTCCTACGATGATGGAGGGCAAAGGGAATACCCCAAGAGCGTTGAGTTTGAGGTAGTCGGTCAGGTTATTTTGGGGAGTACAGAAAACCCGTTAGCTATAGAGCCAGAATCAAACCAAATGGGTGAGTTTGTAATACTCAAGAACAACCCCAGTGCGGGTAGATTTTCTTTTTCCGACGTGGCTGGGAGTACAGACTCTTGGGGCGACAACTGTATATTTGAGCTCAGAAGCCTATACAAAACAAGAGAGGAGGACACGCGATTCTATTACGAGGTAAGCGACACGTTTGATGTCGTTCTTAACGCCGACGGAAACCTATCTCACGAAACTTATCCCGTTATCTTAACCAATGGGGATGTATTCTTTAGAAAGGTGGCCGTTAACTTAAGGGATCAGATTGGGGGGGTATTCCCAGATATAATAAGAGATGACGATGGTGAGTCAGATCCGTCAAAGGCAAACTTTAAGAGCGTGTATTTGGAAACAAATACAGCTACCGACCTGTACAGATCGGACGCAATTGGCATAGGGAGACCAAACCTCATAAGAGAAGAAGCCAGGGAAACCCTTAGGGAGTCTACAATAGTTTATTCTGATGTTAGTAACCCAGAGGGAAATAAGCTGAAGTACTCTTCCTTCAACTACACTGATTTCAACACAAAGGACCTTCCTGAAAAATACAACTCTATACAGTATCTCGGAGACGAAGGCCAGTACGTATACTGCCTTCAAGAGGATAAACTCAGTAAGGTACCAGTAGATAGGAACATACTCTCTGACGCTTCTGGAACGCAAAGCCTGATAGCTTCCAAACAAGTGCTAGGTAATGCCGTGTTTTTTGATGGTCAATCGGGTTGTGACAAAGACCCTTCGTCTGTAATTGAGAATGACGGTAACGTGTATTTCGCCAATCAATCCATAGGTACTGTATATAGATATTCAAAAAACTCTTTAGAAACTATATCCAATAAAGGTGTTTCTTCGTTCTTTAGAAATCTCTTTAAGGAAGCAAGAAACAGCTTAGTTAGCGGGGAGGTTCTTAGGGTGGTTGGCGGTTTTGATCCAGTAAAGAAGGAGTATCTTCTTACGACTGTAGGTGTGAACTCTACTGAGGCTTCAGGTATAGTTTATGTTAGTGTGGGTATTACCACGGTGGTCCCAGGAGGCGGTACAGGTGGAGGTGGAGGTGGCGGTACAGGTGGAGGTGGCGGTACAGGTGGAGGTGGCGGTACAGGTGGAGGAACCACAAATATACTCGACAACTTTAACCTCGACAGTAATTACGACTTGATATTTAGGATCGTTCAGAACGGCGTGGCAGGATTTCAGGTGGCTCCGCTTTCGACTGCGGATGGGCAGTTGACAAACCAAGAGCTGCTGGATGTAGCTGAGGTGCTTGGGCTTTCGGGTCCAGGAAGTGGAGTCGTGAGCGCTGACCTTAACCTTGATGGAATCGTCGGTACAGCCGACTTGCTTATTTTCCTTAACCAATATGGTCTTCCACCGCCTGAAACTGGCGCCGATCCAGAAGGGATAGCATTTGAGATAAACGGAGAAACAAACGGAGAAACAAACGGAGAAACATAATAAACAATGACTATAGCTTTCTCAGAAAAATACGGTTTTTGGACCACCAGGTACAGCTTCGAGCCTACTTGTTACGCCAGCGTAGACAACGATTTCTTGTCTTCCAAGGCGGGTCAGGGTGTATGGATTCATGATGATCCCGACGTAGACAGGAACAGCTTTTATGGCGACGCATATGCATCGGAGATCCTTGTATCATCGAATCAAGACCCCTCTGCTGTAAAGTTTTATAAGTCGCTCTCTGTGGAGACGAATGCAGAAAACATATCCGCTGAGGTTACTACAAACGAAGAGTATTCAGGGAAAGAAAATCAAGCAGGATCAGTAAGCTCCTTCGAAAATAGAGAGGGTTTCAAGTACTCTGACATGCCAAGAGATGCACAGAACTCATCGTCAAACATGTTTCAGTGTCCTAACATGCATGTTAGTTTTCTTGCGCCGCAAATCGGTGGACCCCCAGGCCCTTTTTACAACTTGCTTAACGATATGAATGAGGTGGTCGGGGATTTTGTCTTTGCCAATATGTACGTCCAGCAGCCTCTGAACGCTCCAGTTGGATCCGTTGTCCATTCCGTTGTAGGCGGAAATGTGGTTCCAGCGGATATGACTTTGTATTTTGATGGGCAAGCCCCAGATATAGAGCTTGGTGAGATATACGTTTATAAGTCTTCAGGCAACTATGTTCAACTCGCAATTAAATACGAGCTAGATGAAACTGTGACATCATCGCCTGCCGCTTATTTAAACCAAGCACTGCAAAGTGCTATTGGAATGGGCTTTTGGAACGTTGGTCTTGCGACAACAGGCAGCTCAGTAACGATAGAAGACGCGGTAGAGGCTTACCTTGCCTCCGATACCACTTCTACTTTATCCCTCCAGAACTTTAACCCTTTCAGAAATGTTGCTGGAGCGCAAACAGGAGAGGAGTACAAGATGTTAGGTGTAACTCTATCCGTTCTTGATGGAGACCAGATGAGAGGGCCATACGCTAAAGTTAAAATTAACATATTAGACACAACACCTTTTGAGTTGCACGCAATTAACGTCGATTACAGTTTTTCTAATCTGGACGCCCGTTTAACTCAAAACGCTTAAATTTGCAAACATGAGCTTAACAGACGAACAACTTGCAAAAATTCAAGGCGGGATGCAGGGCGCCACAGGCATTGCTGGAGGAATTGCAGATATTATCTCTGCAAACAAGGCTATCGGCGATGCTGACAAAAACATAAAAACAGCCACAGATTCTGCTGGTCGGTCTAGAAAAGATATCCTTGGGTACGATTTTGAAACCGCCCAAGCGATTAGAAATCTGAAGACTCTTGGCATTCAGGAGCCAGACACTTCTTCTACCGATGCGTCACTAGCTACTCTTTTAGAGTCTGGTGCACCTCTTGACCCTTCTATGCTTTTAAAGGCTGCCACGAGTGAAAAACAAGGGCTTGAACAAAAGGCAATCGATAGAGAGATTGCAGCTGAAACCAACTACGCAAATTCAGTCAATCAGGCCAACTTGATGAATTATGGCAAGAACCTTAACGTCTATCAGACTGACTACTCTGGAGCCTTATCGGACATTCAAAACGAGCGAATACGACAAGCAAACGCTGAAAACCAAAAAGTACAAGGAACGGCATCTATTGTTGGGGGTGTTGCTCAAGCCGCTACTCCGTTCTTAATGCCGCTAGGAAAAGATGGAGGAGCAGTAGAACAAATTCTTAGAAGGGGCGAGGTAGTAAAGACTAACGGGGAGTTTGACCACGACACTAACAAGAAGGCACTTATTGACGAAAAAACGGGAGAAAAAGAAGCCGAACTTACGGGAGGTGAGTTTGTCTTGAATCCTGAGCAAGGCGAGGCGATTTACGAATCGTATGCAGGTATTGAGCAAATGATTGAATCTGGCGACCAGCCATCTCAAGAACAGCTTATGATGCTCTACGAGGCCGTGCAGGCTGTCTTTAGTCAACCACAATTTAGCGAAGCGTAATGGCAAACGGTTATACACCTGGATCTCTTGGGCCCACACCTGAAAGAAAGTCTTATTCTGAGTTGATAAACGAGCAAATGTCTGTTCTTGCTCAGAACACTCAAGCTGCTTTGCTTCGTAGCTCTCAAAAACGAGAGCTCGAAAATCAAAGGTTACTCGACGCGCAAAACACTTTTAGCGGTCTGGACATAAGCGGTGTATACCCAGGAGATGCACAAGCCCTTGGAGGCTTTAAGAATGCTATACTTGAAAACATGAGCGGGGGTTATACCAACGTAAGTCAACTTAATGCCGATGCCAATACTTTCCGAAGGGATTTATTGGACGCTCAGTCCAGGTTCTCTATGGGCCAAAAAGGTGTAGAAAGCTACACCTCCAAATCAGGAAAAACAAACTTAGACGGCGCAAATTACGTTGTGTCTGAAACTGATTTAGATGATCTTACCACTTTTTATGGCAGTGGTTTGTTTCAAAGCGTGGATGGTGCTCCAGCGCTTAACGTATCTGGAGAGCCAGGAAGGTTGCAATTGACTGGAATCCCACTGGATCAAAACGGTGAAGTGATAAGCGAGGCACCTGTTTCTATCGGCGGACACCCGATTATGATGGAAACAGAAAGGCTGTTTGAGCCCCCCACGATGGCACCTCCAGCCGTGGACGATAACATTAGGGATTTGGTTCTTGGCGGGCAGCTGAATGGAGTTTTTACTAATGTTGATCCCACATCGAATAAGTCAGCGCTTTACGGCGAATTGGGAGAAACAGTCTTCAAGCAAAATGGACTTCTTTTGGCTTACCGTCAAGAGTACTTGAGAAAAAACCCCAATTCAATAATCCCCAAAGACCCAAAAGAATGGACCGAGGAGATGTGGGCGGCAGCTGATTCTGGCATGACAGAAGATGCTTTGTTAGAGCGGTTTAGAGAAGCAGCGAGTTCAGCCAGGGTTTCTGCGGGCGTTGAAAGCAGTACTGAGCTTTCCTCGAACACGGCTGTTGGGAAGGACGGGAAGCCAGGCTTTAAGAAGGCCAAAAAGATGGCCACAGGGGTGTCTAACAACAAGGGGGAATCTATTGATGGGGAGTTACTTAGGATAGAGTTAATTGGGGAGGGAAGAACGGAAACTAATAAGGAAGGAAACCAAGAAACGGTTTACGGATATAGGTTACATTTTTCGAGCGAAGACGGACAGTATAGAGCCGTGGATGTGCCACTCGATGATGCCGCACACAACGCAGCCAATTCTGTCTTTCAGAATCTTAGTATATCCGATAAATCCACTATCATGCAACAGGCTGGTATAAACCCAGACGCTGAAAAAAAAAATCCAACCGTAACTGACCCAGACGCAGAGGATACAGACGCAGCCGCACAAAACCCAGCTGCTACAACCATTACAACTACAGGCGGAGGCCCTGACGTTCAGTCGATCACCCCAGACGAGCAACCTACCGAAGAGCAGCCCCCTGCGGATAAAGAAGAAGCAGCCCGTCAAACAACCTTGAAGTCAGAGTATGACGACCTTTTAAAAAACGCCAGGTCAGCCAGGGCACTTGACTTCATTGGGGCTGGAAAGCCATATAGTAAATTTGTAAGATCTATACAAGGCATGCCTTTGTCTATGCAAAGAAAGCTGATACAGGAAAAGCTCAACTATGAGACGTCTAATTACGCGCGTGGCAACCGACCTAAAGTCCTGCGAGACATGGTTAAAAAACTCGAAGCTATGGGGGTTGAGCCTGTAACCGACGAAGAGTTGGCTGAAACATACACCTCCATTGAAAAGCAGCTATCAGATATAAATTATAAGCTCAGCACAATGGATCCTCAGTCTTTGACCGTCCCACCATCAATGGTTGTTGCTGGCTTAAACCCAGTTACGCCTAATACAGAGTATAATGACCTCGTAGCCCGTAGAGAAGAACTAACAGGCGAAATGAAGCAATACGAAAATCTGTTTGGTGTTATGACTCCTGAGCCGACACCAACGGATCCTATCCGTTTGAAATCCGTCCAGCCTATCGAGGGGGCTCCTGTTGCTCCGCTTATTATTCAGGCTCCTACAACCACTGACGTGATCCAAGAAACCATTAACGAAGTCGTCGACGGCGGAACTCTACCTGAAATTACATTCAATGCGCCAAGAAGGGAGGCAGTAAATGCAGCCACTAATGTAGCGCTTCAGCTTTTGAATGTGGACGAAAGAGATAACGTGGATGCAATTCGAACTATTATGGATGTTGCTGTTGGACCAGAGAAAGCCGACAGCCTTTTCCGCTCCCACAGGGAAGGAAATATTGCAGCTCTAAAAGAAGAGGGTAGAATCACTGACGACATGACCGAGACTCAGGTACAGGCCGCTCTAGACCAAGCAATCGAAGAGTATAGGGGGTACATGGGGAACGACACAGATTATGACCCTGCTCCGCATTGGTGTGCTGCGTTTGTTAGCTATATAATCAAGAACTCAACAGAGGGGCTTGATCCCAATTCAGATGAATACAGGGAGGTTGTTGCCGCGCTCGAAGAGTTTGAAACCGCGTTTGAAACTGACGATCCATACGACAAGGTAAGAGCTCTCACCTTCTTGAATGTGGGGGAGTCAATTAATTTCAAGGACGAGAACGACAACCTTACTCTTGAGAACGCGAAAAAAGGCGACATCGTTGTCCTTAGTCGAGGTAAAGGCGGTCACGTAGGTTTCTTCTACGGCAATGAGATAGACCCGTCTACTGGTGTAGAGATGGTCTTGGTGTTTGGAGGAAACCAAAACGACGCGGTAAACATAAGCCGTTACCCAAAGAGAAGACTTGCAGGCGTTCAAAGAGTTTCCGCGAGCCTTCTTCCGCTGGAAGAGATGGAACTTATCAGTAAAACAATGTCGTTGGTAGACGGCTCGGCAACTGCATCAGCAAACTAATATGGCAAACGGAGAAAACAATCCCACAGCAGAACAGCCGCAGGAAAATTCCTCGTGGACTAATCTTCAATCTCTTAATGCAGGGGTAAACAGGCTGTATAATGCGCCCTTGAGTTACACTCCTCTAATGATGCTTGACGACGATGAGCGACCGTCATTAGACTTTTATGATGCTGAGATTGAAAAGATCGTTTCAAACGAACAGTACAACAAAGTAAGAGACGAAGGATCCCGCAGAGCGATGGAGATGCTTATCAGACAAAGTGGCGCCGACTCAAAAGCCTTTTTTGAGCAGTACGAAAACCCTACCGCTCTTGAAGCTATTAAGTATTCAAACTTTGACGGGTACAACGACAAGGAAGCTCGATACAAAAAAGATATATCTTCTGCGGATGGGTACAGAGAGATTATGAAAGGGGTGGATGAGGAGTATATGAGTAGATATATATCTTCCTATCTGAGCCCAGAGGTGGCAACTGGTATCAATGAACTGATTCCCGACTACATAAAAGACAACAAGGAGAGACAAGCAGACTTTGAGGAGGCTTTCAGGCAGCAGTGGGGCGTAGGTCTAGACTTCAATGACAGCGGAAGGGTTAGCGACGTGAAGGCTGACACCTGGATAGGTGATTTCGCGAACTGGATAGGAAGAGACTTGCTTAACGATGTCCCTATTCTTATTGCAGATGGCGTCGCAAAACTTTCAAACACAGTCTATGATTTGTTCTCCGAAGGAGGATTAGAAGAAGCAGACAAAGAGTTTAGAGCGAAGGTTGATTCTGGAGAAGTCCCCACACTTGAAAGCTATCAAGCCAAAAAGCAAACTGGTGAGATTGGATTTTTGGAGGACTTCTTTTCCAACCCATACGGTAATGCGGCTTTCTACTCAACAGAAGCCAGAGAAATGTATCTTCAAAGTTCCTTGGCTCCAAGGAGAGACATAGACTTTCAGAAGTTTATGGACAGGGATGACAGCGAATTTGGTGATGTTTGGTCGCTTGGGGTTGGCGAACTGATTAAGTCCGCGCCTCTTTTATTAGATATATATAGCGGTATGGGTGCATCAAAAGCCATATTGAAAAAAGCTGGTCAAAGAGCAATAGCCAAGAAGGTAGGCCAAAGAACAATAAAAGTAGGAAATAAAGGAAAAACAGCTACTCAGTATTTTGATCCTGCGAACCCTATGCGAACCCTCAAGAAGGATTACGCTAAAGAAATTTTAGAAAAAGGCACTCAAGTACACAGACTTCTTGAGATGACCTCTGGGACGATACTTTCTAGCACTCTCGTTGCTGGACAACTGCACGCTGATCTTGTAGGTGAGGAGTGGTACGACAACCTTAGTTCGTCTGAAAGAGCTTGGTATTTAGCGAACCAGTCAGGAGCAGAAGTACTAAGTGGTATAATGTTAGGCAATGTAATGCAGGGGAAGAGCCTTCTTGGGAGGTTAGGCCAAAGCAAGGTGACTCAAAACATTGTTAAAAATCAGCGTAGTGCCATCATGGAGTGGGGAAAGCAAGCAGCAAAGAATGTAGTCTTCGGTATGACCGAGGAGGCACTTTCTGAGGCGGGGACAGCTGCTTGGCAATACGTAAACGAAGTCAATACTCGAATTAATAGCGGGGACAGAACGGCTTACTACTCGAATGATGAGTTATGGAAGAGGACAAAAGCGGGCTTCATTGCTGGAGCGGTTATGGGTATTCCAGGCGGAGCTGTTGGTGGAGTTGTTGGTCCAGGTGGTGAAGCTTATATGGCAAGCTGGGCCAAGCGCAAGATAGAAGCCAACAAAAAGATGGCGGAGGCTATCGATCGGCTCAATAAAGCAAAAACCAAATCGGAGAAAAAGTCGGCCCTGCAAGCTCTTGAGCAGGAAATTCAAAACAACTCAGCCGTTTCAGGATCTATAGCTAGGGCTTACCACAGAATGAAAAAGGCAAACCCTGAAGCGTTTAATTCGGTTGTTGAAATGCAAGGAAGGATTAATGTACTTGTTGAGAAATACAAGGAAGCAAAAACCCCTGAACAAAAAGACTCGATAAGGAATCAAATAAAGGCCCTAATTAGGGAGAAGCAAACTATTGAGAACGCTGCTTTTGAGGGGGACACCACATTCGATGACGTTGTAAAAGAAGAGGTTAAAAACACGACAAGTAAGCGCCGCAAAAAAGTAGCTGATGCTAAGCAAGCTATGGAGAGCGACCCTGATGTTTTGGCAGACAGGGCAATAAGACAAGAAGAAGACACTCAGAGAGCCTCTCTCGAAGCCGCTGAAAAAGCAAACTCTCCCGAACAAAATACAGACGACGACGCACAGGATCGGGAAGGTGAGACGCAGGAGGATTCTGACGCCATAAACGAATCTCTAGAAGATGACAGCTTGGAAGGCGACGGGGACAATCAATTTAGCAACACTATAGAAGAAGGGACAGCCTCAGCTGCGGTAGCCAGTAAATACAGAGACATTGTTGGTACGGTTAACAACCTAATGAAAGCTTTTAAAAAGTTTGGAATTAAAGTTGTTATGCACAAGACATCAGACAGTTACAGGAAGGCCACGGGTGGTGACTCAAGAGGCGTGTTTAGAGATAATGACGCAAGGACTATTCACTTCAATCTTGAGAAGATGTCCCAACCGACTAAACCTGAGGAGGAGGACATCTTCGGGGAATACAACACGCCTATTCACGAGTTTCTTCATTTGGCCTTGGTGACTGCTGATCTTGCCACTTTAAAAGAGTTTGAAGTTGAGCTAATGGCTTTAGCTCGTCAGGTGGGTATGGGGAAAAAGGCTAAAGAGATATTTGAAGCTGTAGAAAGAACTTATAAGGAAAAATACAAAGGCAAGGGTTCCAGTCGGAAAATGCTTGAAGAGCAGGTTGTAACAACAATAGAAAGACTGCTTGCAATTCTTCCAGAATCAAGAAAAGAAGGGTTCTTAAAGGCAACCATAAGAAAGTTTCTAAAGGTTTTTGGTATAGACGGACTTTTAGGCAAAGAGCCAACAGCTTCTGAGTTTGAAGCGTTTCTCAACGGTTTTAAAGAATCCGCACAATCTGGCGTTGAGTTCCAGAGAGAGGCTGTTTCTAAAGAAGCTAGGGGTTTAAATGCCGATTCAAATCAAGATTCACTGTCTGAAGACCTCGGAATGAACAGAGGGGGATTTAAGTCAACGGCTTACCCAGACCTGATTCGAAAGAAGGTAAGGTACTCAAAAACATTATTCAATAAGATTGGAGGAACTTTTCAGGTTGATGAAGAAGTGTTCGTCAATGATTATTGGCACTTTAGAAACTGGTGGGTCAGAGAAACTGGAAATGGCAAGCGAGCCGACATGCTCAGTGGCTTTAATTATGATGGGGAAAATGGACAGCGAAAAAAGGTAAACGCTCCTAAACCTAAAATAGATAAAAATACAGGGAAGCCTGTCGACATGGCACCTAGGGTGAAAACATCTTCTGAAATGAAGATTGCCGCTAATCAAAGATCTTTATCCAGAGGGGATAGAGCGAGGAATAGAGACAAAGTTGTAGATTCTTTAGTGCTTAGGATGAAGGAGATTGTTGGGGTAAGTACCCCATCAAATAGAGAAGCTAAGTCTGAGTTTTTTATTGATGAAGCTGGAATAGATACACAGGCTAAGTCCGAACTTCCTGTAGTGTTTAGTGACACCATTTTTGTAGAGGGGTTAAAAAACTTTGAGTTTGACAGTGAGTACGACGCGGCTGTTCGTAGCACTATGGATGATTTCGCTTTCTTAGCGCCCAAGAATCAAGCAGGTGAGTTCGCATACAGCATTCGAAACAATGGTGACGGAACAGTTACTATAGAGGCTCATTCAAGCGTTAAACCAAAGGTAGACTTGGATAGCACTCAAGAAGGAACGTCTCTGGATGGTTCCGTAGACCTTTCTTCTGATGACCTTGTTGGCAAGAACCCTGAACCACTGTTTAATGTTTTGCAAAGAGTCATAGGAAGGCCATTGGAAAAACTAAAACTTTCTGATTATAACGGGACAAAATTAGTTCTTGTTTTTTACGACCCAACAACAGGTGATAGATCTGGAGTAGGGGCTGACTTCGAGAAAGGTTTGCTTTTCAGTCAGTATGATGAAAAATCTGCTTACGAAACAGTTCAAAGCATTGAGAACGCTTCTATAAAAGATCTTGAAGAAAGGTTAAAAAAAGCTTCTACTTTCGGGAAAAGCTCTGTTGAGTATCAGAAAGCAATTGAAGCAATAGAAGAAGTAGACGAAGACGGAAATGTTTTTTATAGAGGTAAAATTTTACTTGCTACTGGGTTCATGAGAAGCTCTTCAGCTTATGGAAACACAGACGCTATTAATGAAATAATAGAGCTATACAAAAACTACTACGAATCTTTGTCTGAAAAAATAGGAAAAGAAGCAGCAGAAAAAATCCTTGTAGATTCTTTTAGAGAGTTTGTGGCAAAATTAGACGAAAGTCAAAAAAACTTCTTTTTTGATATTGCTAAAGAGTCTGGCCTTATGTCCGACTCAAAGAATTTTAATTTAGTTAGGGTTTCTCAAAACAATCCGAGATCACTTCCTGTTCCAGTTACCTCAGAAGGTGTGTTTAAGCTTCTTGAGTCAACAAGAGACTCAAAGTCTGCTGCTTTTAGAAGAAGATCAGAGTTATTTAAGCTACTTCTTACAAACACAAAAAGAGGTCTTTCTAATTTGCTTGCGAGCAGAAACTCTGATGTAGATGCCCCAAGGGGAGAGAATTTGTTTTCTTTAATGGAAGAAAAAGGAATTATGCCAGAGCAAAGCGCCGCCCAAGCATTGAGTCAGACAGTTCCTTACTACAAAATATTTAACTACAAGCTTAAGCGGCAAAAAGACACACGAGGAAGGGAAATATTTACATTAGAAAACGTAGAGGTTATTCAACAAGAAACAAAAGAGACGGAGCTTGGTCTGTCGTTTGGATTCGGCATAAAACCGACAGAATCAAGCGACCTAATGGGTGAGTTTGCTTCTGAAGAAAGGCTGGAATTTGCAGATCTTTTAAGTGATTATATAGTTTTAGGTGGGGAAGCAAGAAGAAAGGTTACTAAAGAAACTGGAGAGAAAACAATTAAAGGTGTTAGCAAAGCTATTGATCTTGAAATTGAAAAAGCCGAAAAAGCTATTAATCAATGGGACGCAACTGAAAACACCCCAGAAGCTCAAAAGATTATTAATGAAGTAAAGGAATTAAATGCATTAATTTTAAATAAAGAGCCTTCCCCTGATCTAAAAAAGCAATTAGAGAAAAAAATTAAAAGACTCACCAACCCAAAATCCAAAACAGAGGCCGTGAGAAAAGCGGCTGAAAGGGTTTCCTTGAGCGAGAAATTAAGCGAAGCAAAGAAAAAAAAGACAAGCTTTCAGCAATCAGTAAAAGGTGAACAAAACAGCGCCACTGTAGGTAGCGTCGCTATTGACACAGACAATAGCACTAGGGATGGCGAAGCACATTCAGTGGACTTAGTGCCAGATCCATCTACTAACCTTCCATTTGAACCCAATAACTTAAGTAGCTTTGAAGCTTTTGTGGCTCGTGTAGATCAATTATTCGCAAATAAGTACGCAAACGTAATGCGCTTGCAGAAAGTTATTGAAAAAGCTAAAGGCAAGGTGGTTGACCTAAGCAAAGACTTTATCAATGCTGAGGCTCTTTTGTACGGTAAGACAGCCAACGATCTTGAAAAACTGGACGGTAAGGTGAAAGACATCTCTCTAGAGATGAAGGACAAAGGTCTTAGCTCCGAGGATGTATCAGAATATCTTATAGCGAGACACGCGAAAGAACGTAATGCTGTCATCGCCGAGCGTACAGAGGGTAAAGACGAGGCTGGTAGTGGTATGACCAACGAGAGGGCTGACGAGATCATGAACAGCCTTTCGCCCGAAAAGAAAGCTGCTCTTGAGTCAGTAGCCGCCAAGGTTGATGCCATCACAGCAGACACTAGAAAGACTATGGTAGACTTCGGTCTCGAAGAGAAGTCTACAATCGACGCCTTTGAGGCTATGTTCCAAAACTATGTACCTCTTGGGGGTTTGGCTTTGGATGAACAAAACGCAGACACCTCACTTTACCCAACAGGCGGAGCAGGCATGAGCGTGTACGGAGATACAACGAAGCGGGCTAGAGGTCGTAAGAGCGAAGCACAGAACGTATTAGCACAAGCCATTGCACAGAACGCAGCTGTACACGCCAAAGCACGTAAGAACGAAGCACTATCATCACTTTATAATCTCGTAAAAGACAACCCTAACCCTAAGGTATGGAGGCTCGCTAAGGAGGTTCCGTTCGATGCGCAGAGCGCTGTGGGCGTAAGAGTAAATGGTGAGCAACAGTTCATTGTGTTTGCCAACCCAGACATGGCTAAGTCGTTGAAGAACATGGGTGTTGAGAAGCTCGACCTTTTCAGTAAGGCTATGCGTAGGTTCTCTGGATTCCTAAGACGCTCATTTACAACGGCTAACCCTGAATTCATAATCTCCAACTTTGCGAGGGACATCCAGTCAGCGTTGTTTAATGCTATGGCGGAGGCAGACATTCCAGGTGGGCAGATCCCAGGGCGTCATATCGCGGCTAAGGTAATGACCCGCGTGAAGCAAACCTTGCCAGCCCTTCTTAAAAACGCAGTAGGCAAAGACCTCTCTCCAGAGATGGCAGCGTACTTTGAAGAATTCAAAGAAGATGGAGGTCAGACGGGATGGGGTTTTGTAAAAGACGTAGGCACAATTGCAGCTGAAATCGAAGCTGAAATCAACGAGAAGAGCAAAGCGAAGAGAGCCGCCGAGTGGATGGCGAAGAACAGCATAGACGTTATAGAGAATATAAATGATGCTTTCGAGAATTCTGTTCGTCTTGCAGCATATATCGAAGCTCGAAAAGCGGGAGTAAGCAGAGAGAAAGCAGCAGAGCTTTCTAAAAATATTACTGTAAACTTCAACAGATCGGGTGAGCTTGGCCCAATGGCGAACGCATGGTACATGTTCTTCAATGCGTCTGTGCAGGGTACCGTAAGACTTGCTCGATCACTGGGGACACTGAAAGACATCCGAAAACCTAACGGAGAACTTGAGTCCTGGCATAAGCGCCTTAACGGAGCCCAGAAGATGGCCTTTGGGCTGTCCTTGACTACTGGCATGCTTACAATGATTAACATGGCTATGAGTGAGGATGATGAGGATGGAGTTTCTTTTTATGAAAAAATTCCAGACTACGAAAAAGAGCGCAACTTAATCATCATGTATGATGGGAAAAATTATCTTAAGATACCTCTTCCATACGGCTTTAATGTGTTTGCAAACATAGGCAGCTCTATGGCTGAGGCCGCGAACGGACAAAGGGAACCGTTAGACGCGGGCATGTTCTTGTTGAACTCTGCGTTTAGCTCGTTCTCACCAATCAGCTTTGGGCAGTCAAAAGATGCGGCAAAGTACTTAGCTAAAGGTGCGGCACCAACTATACTTAAGCCATTCGTTGATATCGCTGTAAACGAAACCTATTTTGGCAGCTCTGTGTATAGGGAGCAGTTTCCAGTAGGGGCGCCTAAACCGCAAGCCGAGATGTCGTACCGATCACCTGAAGGGATAAAGAGTTTCTTTAAGTGGATTAACGAAGCCACAGGCGGAAGTGAACAGGTTCCAGGGGCTGTTGATTTCAACCCAGACAAGTTTTGGTACGCGTTTGAATATTATATTGGGGGTGCTGGTCAGTTCGTCACTCGATCACTCGGAACAGGCAAGGACTTGTTTGAAACCATCAAGGAGGGGAAGAAAGTGCCTATGAAGGCGAACGACTTCCCATTCATAAGAAAGTTGTATGGCGAGGCGTCAAAGTACTATGACTCAGACAAATACACTGAGAACGCTAATCTAGTTTCTCAGCTGTATAAAGAAAGGAAAGAAGCGGAAGACAAAAACGACAAGCGGTATAAAGGGGTGATGAAGTTAGAGTCCGCTCGCAAACTAACAGAAAAAAAGATCAAGAGACTTCGTAAGCTTCGAAAAGAAGCGAGAGATATAGAGAACTACGTAGAAAGACAGAACAGAATTTATGAGCTATACGAAAAAGAACGGAGCCTCTTGATGCAGTTTAACAAGCAATACGAACAAATCCGTGGAGAAAATTAAAGACACAAAGCTAGGGGATTGGCTCAAAGAAAAAGCTCCAGGCATACTAGACACCGTTGGTGACTTGCTTCCAAATCAAGGGGGCCTAGGCATAGTAAAGAATTTGCTAGACAGAGACCCTGACGTATCTCCAGAGGAAGCTAAGGCAATCGTTGATGCAGAGATCGCTTATCAAAGCAATGTTACAGAGCGATGGAAGGCAGATATGGCGAGTGACGTAAAACTAGCTAAGGTTATAAGACCTTCAATGTTAATTGCTTTAGTTGTTGTTTTTATTGTCGTTATGTTTTTAGACAGCTTTGATAATCAACCATTTAACGTTAAAGATAGTTACGTATCTTTGCTAGAAGTATTAATGTTAACTGTATTCGGGGCCTACTTTGCTGGAAGGACCGTAGAAAAAACCATGAGGTGATGGTGGAAAATGTAAGCCACATTGAGTTTATAGGCGTGGCAATGGCACTTATAGGGGGGTGGATAAAATTTCAGGCTGAATACAATAAACTTTCTGCTAGGGTAAAATCTTTGGAGCTGGAGAACGGTGAGTTTAAGGCTGACGTAAGGCAGATGATGAAAGACATCCAGGAGATTAAACTGTTGCTTGCGAAGAACCAAGTACAATAAAAAATATGCAAATATGGATAGTAACAATTGCCCTATTGCTATCATCTTGGGGACTGCCCAGTATGCAACAGATAGTTGTGTAGTATTTGAGGTAGACGTACCCGCTGTAAAAATGATGGGCTATATGCCCACCAACCCAGAGTGGACGGAGATAAACTACGTCATTCACATCCATCACACTGACAGCTTTCCAGATAGTTACCTTTCTGAAACGGTGATATACGATGCTCATGATCACCTAAACCAAGAGCTAGAAGAGGCTATGTTTAGCTTTAATCTTATGGATGTTGAGTATCATGACTTTGATGAATTTGAGTTGGCCCCACTGCTGGTGCAGGAGTATCTAACGTGCATCCCATACAGCTATATGGGATGGGCAAACATGAACCAATATGTAGAGGATTTAGTGTGGGATCGTGAGATCGTCATGAATGTGCATGTGTTTCCTCAATTCTGTGCAGGGATCCTGGGGTTTGCTTGGACAGCATACTCAGAGAACACACCCATGGAGGGTGTTTGGGTAAGAACAGATGTATTCGGAAGGGTAGGCGATCACTTAACATACCCAAGGAACGAGAATAAAACTCTGATACATGAGGTAGGCCATTACCTGGGGTTGCATCATGTGTTTAGAAATGTGGAGTATTG